TAGACCCCATACGTTGATACGCTAAATGTACTTCTGTCTCGAACTGCTTGATAAAGGCTTGGTCAATAGTATTAGCCATTTTTTCAGTCCTAAATTAAAGTTACAGTTTCAACGGGTGTCCACTCTTTCACTTCAACAAGGGTGTCCTTTCGGGCCTTTCAGTGCGTTATGGGCCGTAGTGACTTATCATAAACATTTTTTTGAGCAGGATTGCAACGAATAAAGTCAACATACTTATCAGAAACGCCCACAGCTTCAAAGCCTAACCACCCCGCCCAGTCTAACATTATTTGGTAATCTGACAAAATGGTCATAGTCATATAGGATTCTGTCTTGTCAAAGAAGTTAATTAACATCTTGGAGCCACGCGCAATTGCATGAAAGTTATCTTTGATTTTATTAGAAAACATTGCGTACATCTGCGGAAAGTCTTGATCTCCAACATCTCCATCATACCAAAGACCGCAAACCATAAGAAAGTCTTCGCCCTCCTTACGTACAATGTAGCAGTCAGCGCACCTATACATTTCCTCCAATGCTTGTGATACGCTAGTGTGGCCAAGAAGCTTCAGTTCATGTACGCTTTCTTTACTTAATCCGGCAACCACTTCTGGTATATGCAGTAAAGTAAAAGGAGTAAGATAATACTTACCCCTTCTTAATACTTTAACCTCGGTAGATTTGTTTAAAGCCTTCTTCGACTTGTCTAACAAAGTTTGGATCTCGATCTCTTGGGTTGTGGTATCTTGGGTCATTCATCATCTCCACCAGTTTAGCCTCTGATACTCCCGCAGTAGCTTGAGTGTCACCCGCAAACGAGCCATCTTTAAGGGCTTCTTGTATGGCCTCTAATGCTATAATACCTTCATGGCTTTCACACATACGTTCGATTGCAGGCATCGCGTTCTCAGGAAAGAACTTAGTGGCAAACATAGACGCTGCTTGAATGCGATCATTAGCGTTCTCGCCAAGTTGCTTAGCCTCTGACTCAAGATCTGGGATGTTACTTTCCATAGAAGAGCCATACATCTCAATGCCTTTTTCAAACTCTTCTTGAGAAAACCCGTTCTCAAAAGAATGCTCAGACCACCACTTTAGAAGATCGTTATCAACTGAAGATTCTGGGTCAATGCTTTCTGGTAGCTGATAGTCGCCTGCTGTTTCTGGACGGCTGCCAAATGCTTCGGCTTGAATTTCCTCCATTAACGCAGCCTTAATGTCTTCATCCTTTGTGCCTAGCTTTGTTTCAAGTTCTTTATAAGCCTTAGCAAGATCTTCCCCACTGCTGTATTTCTCAGGAAGCCAGTCAGGTTTACTGTCAACTGGTGACGCTACGTCAAAGTCTTGTGACGTTACGTCACTTACTGGTTCAGCTTCTGCCGTAGGCTCAATAAGTGATTCACTCATTTGTTTTTGCTCCGATGTGCATGTGCGATACGTTGCTCAAGAAGGCCAACGAGATAACGCTGTCCCTCTATGTGTCGCAACTCTTCTGTTGTCACATTAGGCCCGTTAACCATTTCAATAGTTACAGATCTCAAATACTTTAGAACCTCTTTACCAGTAGGAGACTGAAATATCTGAGCAATGTTCTGGCTTATCTGAGTATCAAGAGAAGAATCTCGCTGATAGCCATCAACTCCAATGTTTATCTTACTAACCAATAGGGGCCTCTTGTGGTTGCTGCGGTTGCTGCGCTTGTTGCTCAGCCATTTGCTGCGCTAGTGCAGCTATTTGCTTACGCTGATCCTCATCACGAATCAAGCTCTCAGGAACACCAAACTTTTTAGCAAGATGCACAGCAGTTTTCTCACCATCTACCAGTAATTGCAGCATTTCGGGGCCAAACACACCACCGACTAGCTCTAAGAACCTTGCTACACTGGATATATCTTGATTCGACTGTGCTTGTGCAAGTGGAGAAACAGAGCGAATCTTAACTTCACGCCCGTTTATTGTTGGAACTTCAATACGTCCCTGCTTTTTAAGTATGTAAACAACGCGCTGAAGCAGTGGTTGAACCAACTCCGCCTGCAATCTACCAAAGGCTGACCCCATACGGCGTGATAAATCAGCCATACGCTCTGCAACTTCCGTTGCTGTAGCCGGTGTTTTGTTAGGATCACCAAGCATATCATTGTACAGCGCACGTTTAATGTTCAAACGCATGTCACCTAGCACCAGCTGAGCAACATCAAAGTTTCCCGCTGCTTGTATTGGCTGCAATCCAGCAGAACCCATAGCTTTAGGAATGATAGATCCCGGGACTAATTGTATCGTATCGGGATTTAGAACGCCATCGTCATCTATTTGATAGACACCAGAGATAGCCATTTGAGCGTTCTCTAGGATAAGCTCAATAGTTAGGTTACATGTCTTAATGGCTGATAGTGCATTAATCAGTGGGCCACGACCATATACCTCACCAGCACACTTGGCCCAGCGGAAGCAGATAAAGGGATTAGACCCAGATCCAGAGATCTTTTTAGAATAAAGAAGTGTCATTGTGTCCATACATACACCGTAATGTAAGTATGCTTCTTCGTTCTTACGGGAGTAATCCTTGCAAACTATTTCGAGTACAGTTGTTTCCAGATCTCGTCCCATTTTGGATTGAACTTTGGGATCAAACGTAGAGTTGGGATAAAGCTGAGACAGTTGATCGAACTTAATGTTCTTACGCTCACGGTAAATGTGGTCGATCTTGTCGTCAGGCCCAGTATCCAGCACCACATGAGGCAAAGGAATGGCACTAAAGTTGATAGGATTAAGAGCATCGCCCTCTTCTGCACACAAAACACCTGTGCCAACAGCAAGATCCATAAACGATTCGTGTACTTCCTGACTGAAATTAGAGTTCTGAAGCACTTCGAATACATAATCAGTTACCTCATCGAGCTCATTATCAATAGCTTCGCGCTCATCTTTAGGCACTTCGCTGCCTGACATAAGGTCAGCCCATCGTGCAAAGTTAGGAACGATGCCTGACTGAAGACGGCTTGCAAATTCTTGCACACCTACAACGGCAGTCTCATCAAAGATCTTATCATCACGGCGTTGACCCGGGTCTTCAGCATAAAATGACTCACGTTGGGGAAGCGCATACTCATAGCATTCCTCAAACAATGGAACCCAGCGTTCACGGAAAGATTTAGCTTTCTGATACTTCTGGATGTATTGTTTTGCTATTTGGTCCATTAGCCAAACCTACCTAAAAAACCACCGCCTGTTGATGTAAGTAAGGATGCCCGGCCAGTGCCACCACGTTTGCCTTTGCCAGCGCTTCTTGATGTAAGAGCTTCAGTAATATCGTCCCTCTTAGCTTTAGCGCGTCTTTCGTCTTCTTCACGAGTTGCCATGTCTGTTTCTACTCTAGCAGCTGCTGCCGCTTGGTTTTCTGCTGATGCTTGTGCAGTAGCTTGGGGCTTAGATGATCCAAAACACATTATATATCTCCTTCTGTTACTCTTCCTAAGCACAAAAACAGAAAAGTCTCAATGCAAAAACTATAGTCTAGCCCATAATCCCTGCTTTTTGCGCTGATTTGGTCTACGATTAAACACATCAAAGTCCCTTTTTGCAACAGTAGCAACCGCAGGAGTCTGACTATTCATCAAAGCTCGTCCTTCACCAGCCCCTAAAAACAAGTATTGTGCTGCATCGTGTACGTGTGAAAACATATTCTTATCAGGTTTGTCAGCAAACCGCTCACCAGATACCTGCATGCGCTTATAAGCATAGCCACCCTCAAAGCCTTTGATTAACTGAGTGCAACGCCTATCGATTAATAGGACTGGCTTACCTTCTACCATCTTAGTCAGCTGGGATGATACAGCCTCAAGGCGAAGGTCAACAGAGTTGGAGGGAGCTGGGAACGCCCTCAAGCCAGCACCGCGCATGATGTGAAAGGGAGTTGACTCATCAGTTTGCGCGCGAAAGTCTCCTGCTGGATCACCGTAAATGATAACTTCACCAGCAGCAGCGTATCTAGTTGATAGTTCTTGACGTAAAACCTCAGAGAATCTGACGATCCCCATGTCGATTGCTACTATTTCTGACTGTAAATACCACCTACCGCGTACCTTTTGACCAAGAACCGCAGCTGGAGTAAGGCCAAAGTCCACCCCAACGTACACTGGAGCCCCCGCCGCAATGGGTATTTCTTCTTTAGCAACGTGAACTTCAGCAGCAAACATGGGATAAACGGGCTTTCCTTCTTGGATATGTCCAAGCTTATTCATAACATATACATCAATCCACGACTTTGTC